TGATTTGACGGTAGTAAACATAGGAATAGTGAAACCGGTTTTATCTTTGGTAGTACAGGGAGATCCTTGGCCAATACCAACCTTAACTATATCTGCACCCCAATTAGATAGAGCAACAACCGCATCGGGAGTAGTGACATTTCCTGCGATTACAATAGTATTGGGAAGGCTCTTCTTAATATGCTCAATCATTACTCTCATTCGCTCACAATATCCATGAGCAATATCAATAGTAAGAAAATCAAGCCTTAAAGAAGGGGTTTTACTGATATTCATCACTTCAATTTTATCCTTCATTTTAACACCCGTGCTGAAGGAAATGGTTTTCCAATCTTCTGAATTAGCTAAACCTACATCATCTGATAGCTTCCTGTCAAATCTGTGCATGATATAGAAATGATCATTATTACTCATCCATCTTGCAAGATTCATGTCGATCACGGACTTCATATTAGCGGGAGCAATAGGAAGCTTAAACTTATGATTAGCAACCTTAATTGATGCGTCACAATCTATTCGACTATGAACATCACTATACTTAGGAACTAAAGATATATCGGAATACTTAAACGCTTTCATGATCTAAGTAACTTTCAAAACAAAATTCTGGACTAGCGCAATGATCTAAGTTTGGCATATCTAAACTCTTAGCTTTAGTAGAGAAGCCTCTACTGCAAATACATTTATAGGTCTGATAAGCTTCGAAATCTTCTCTGTTTTCATAATATATACTTTTGACCTCTTGAGTTTCAAACCCATTCTCTAAGCAGTAATTTTCTAAGATCTCACGCAGCACAATATCAAACGGAAGACAGTTATCTTCTAGAAAATAAACTGGATCAAAAAAAGAATCATCTAGCATGCATGGCTCTTTATAAGAAAAAGAGTTATGGAATATAAAAGAGTCATAAAAAGGGATCGCTATTTTCAGATCTTCCTTATTGTAAAACTCTTTTAAGTTTTTAAAGTCTATCTTTCCTGAACCTTTGGTGAAAGCGCAACTGTATATTTTGTTTAAGAGTTTACATCCAGAGGAATTTTTGGCGAAAACAATTATTTTATGAACGCATGTCGTGCAGTTCTTTTTTATTTCTGCCTCCATATTATCACAGACATCAATTCTTAAGCCGAAAATTAACTGAATGCCTAAAGACTCAGAAATCTTTTTAGCCTCTAAGAATCCTACTAAAGAGTCTTCGGTAATAAAAACCTGCTTTAGATCGTTCTTCTTTGCTATATCAAATACGCTAGAAGGTCCGCCTTCGGAAGTCTTATCAGGGTGGTTAAGAGTAAGTATGCTTTTTCCTATACTATAGTGCGACTTGAATAATGGTAGCATGTATTAGAGTATAGCACTAAACATCTATTTGGTCAAGAAAAAAAATAGGTTTTTGCATTAGCCCTTTGGGAGTAAAGAAACCTAAAAAACTTTCTATAAAAGCAAAGGGGCTTTTAAGATTTGTCTTTTTTCTTTTGTGCTTTTTTCCAAGATTTACTATCTGGGCGATCTTTATCTCCGGGCTTAGCTGGCTTATAGTTATCACCCATGCGTTTTTTCTTTTTGCGAATGTTGTCCCAAAGTCCATTTTTGCTTTCAGATTCATCAAGAGAATCAAGCTCTTCGTCTTCTTCACTCTCTCCTTTAGTCATCTTGGTCACGCTTTTTTGAGACCACATTTTACAAGACCAGTAGCGAGCTTTCCATTTTGGGCCAGCATTATCGCAATTGTGTCTAGCGCGAAAACTTTTGCGGCGCTTGGGGTCGTCTCGCTTAATTTCCATATTTGGATCTCCAAAATTTACTTTTACGACATTCCCTTTTTCATTCTTCACGTAGACAGAGAATTTTTTGGGACCTTTGGAGGTGCGAAAAGGCTTGTTGAGCTTTTTGCCTTTTTTTTCTTCAGCAGCCCAAGCTTCGTTGGTAATATTTTCTTCAAAGCCTTCTGGCTTTTGTTTATTTATTTCGTCTGAAAAGTCTAGTTCCATAATATATTTATACACTAAAATTAAATCAATCTTTCATTATCATAATCAAGAATTAATTTTAATATTTGATCGTCTAAATCATCTGAAAAAGATTCTAGATAATTTACTTTAAACCATCCGTATTCGGTATGCTCAAAGTTTAAGCGTGGAGTTATCAATTCATCTATTTCAAGAGTATGAAACAAATATTCGCAATCGTCCTCAATGAACCCCATGAAAAATCTAATTTTTTGAACTTTTTCAGGAATTATTTTTGTCTCTTCGTACAATTCTCGATAGGCCGCATCAAGAGGATCTTCGCCTTCTTCAACTCTTCCAGAAAAAATAGACCAATACCCCCCAAAAGGAACTTTTTTGCGCTTATGGGTTTTTATTCTTTTCGCTAAAAGGATGCTATTTCTACAAAAAACGGCGGTCCCAACATTTTGTTTTCTTTGCACACTTTATTATAGGTCGAATTCATCTTCTTCTCTAGTTGAATATTGTTCATGTCGAGGGCATCCGTCATAAGTTCCTTTAATTATTTCGTCACCAGATTCTTTTATGGATTCAAGTTCTTCTTTATTATCAATATGAACTGTCTTTTTTAGAACGCCTTCAGGATCAAAGAGAGACCAATAATCAAAAGAGAATTTGAAAGGGCAGTGCCACATGACGGAGCCATCTTTTTTTAATTGTCCCGGTTTTTTTGCGAAACCGCATTGAAGTTTGCCGCAAAAACCAGCGTCAGAAGGGGGAAAACCCCCTCCGTACTGATCTACTGCAAAATTTGAAACCGCAGACTCTTCATTAAAGTTGTCTATATAATTTTGCCATTCTGTAAGTTGATACTCAAAACCTTCCAACTCTTCATTTGAAAGGGGCTCCATTTTTAAAACACCTTTACCTTCCTTTCCTAAAAGATCTGGTTGAAGATCAAATTTTAAAAAAATAAATTCTGACTGTCTGGTACTATACTCGGGAAACATATGCTTAACAGCTAAAGAGTAAAATAAATCTTGTAAATTATCTACAGCTTCCTTACCTTCAAAGACCTTCTTGCTGGTTTTAAAATCTCTAATTATAGCTATCTTTTCTTTTTTATATAAAAATAATTTATCTATAAATCCTCTAATCGAATACCTGACACCATTTTTATCAACAATGATATTAAAATCTTTTTCTGAAAAAGCTTCTTCTAATTTGCCAGTGCTATTACCAAAGTAATCATATTGAAGCCCATTAATAGTCATTGAATCGATGAGTTCAATATTTTCTGGATCAGAAACCTCTAGCCTTCTTGCCCAAATTTCTACCAAGCGCTTTACTGAAGGTATGCAGAAAATAGTGTTTTCTTTTATTATCTTATTGTAATATTTTTTACGATTCGGCTCGCAAAGAAGTTCTAATATTAAATGGCAGATAGTGCCTCTTGAGGATCCATCATTACCTGTGTCAGGCAATTTAAGTTTATACTTACACCAGTATATCCAAGAACACGAATCAGCAGTTTTTAACCTGCTGGCTGAAAGTTTTGTCATCTCTTCTTTAGACATTTTCTTGGAGTATTTTGATGTTTTTTGAAAGTGATGCGGAAAGCTCTTTGGATTCCCTCATCTTAATAGCGAAATCTAAAATTGATTTTGATTTTTCATGTAAAGAGTCTCGACACTTTTGATTCCAATTTATAAAATCTTGAGAAGACATTTCTCCGAAATCAGTCTTAGTGGGTAAGCAAATGTATACCTGATCAAAACAAAAATGATTTAATAATTTCAAATAATTTTTAACGGCAGCTCTAGCGCCTCTATTTGAGGACTTGTCGTAATCATTATTGAATGATATTATAATTTTATCAACATCTAAGCTGATTAAATGACAGATTAATGTCGGTGATATATCTAAACCAAAAGTAACTAGAACATTTTTTATCCCTTGTTGATGGAGATTTAGTAAGTCTCCAATGCTTTCAACTAATATCACTGATTTAGATTCCTCTATCTCTTTCTCTATAGATAATTTATTATCATCAGGAACATAATAAGGATAAATCCACTTGCTTTTTCTGCCTATATGTTTCCACTTAGGTACCTTTTCGCGATTAGACATATCTCTACCAGAAAAGCCATGTATAAGACCTTCTTCATTATATATAGGGAACACAAAGCGCTTAAGCATCTTACCCTTAGTTGCGTAACCCCCTTTTAAGAATTTTAAAATGTCATCTGTGATACCTTTTTTATTATAAAAATTATAATGAGGAAACAAATCCTCTAGTAAGTCTTCGCTGTACGTTTTTTCCATTACTATTCGGTCTTGCTGTGAATGAGTTTTTTCTGAAGAACGATATTCAGTTGAAAAATACTTTCCGATAACTTTCTGATCGTTTGTTCCAAGATGAACTTCTATTAACTTTGCAAAAGGTAACGCGACTGAACCTTCAACGAAGTCACGCCAGACACCAGAATTTTTCCAAATCTGTAAAGCCGTGCCATTGTCTCCGTCCCTGTAGGCAGCATTGGAATGCCAATATTTTCCTCGGTCAATTAGTTTATACCCAAAGTTCTCAAGGATTTCTTGAATCCTTTCTGGCGTTAAATTATAGTGAGAAATCTCCATCTTCGTCAGGCATTATATTTCCAGTCCTCATTTGCTCGGACATATCTCTTAAGTCTCCAACCTCTTCTACTCCAAAATTATCAATCCTCAAGAAGATTTGATTTTGTTCTGCTCTGTCGTTGCCGACTGTATCTCCAGCATCGTCAATAGCTGGCATGAGAACTGGCTCAGTGGCCCTAAGTCTATCTTCGCCTAGGTGCCTATTCTTTACGCACTTTAATCTATGGGTAGCTCTAGAATAACAATCAGGCTCTGTTTGCATTTCTCGCGGTAACCTAGGTCGAAGAATAAATAGATGGGAGGAAAATTGAGTGATTTGGTCAGAAAGAGAAACTATACTTTCATCATCGATAATTGAATCAGGATTTCTGTTGCCAGTAATTCCAGTACGATTACTTTGAACACTAGTAATCATTGATATCATTGGCCTATTGTTAAAAGTGATATCACGATGTACGAATTTTTTAAGCTCATCCACTAGTTTGCCGACAGTTTCCCAAGACTGTGAATTTTTATCGGTATTATTTGTTGATTTAATATAATCAAAACTAAATATCATTGGGTTTCCCCTTCCTACCCTTGCGTAATAATGCCTAGTAGCAATTTGAATCATTTCCTTACTAGATAAACCTCCTACATTATAGTACTGAAAGGATCGGCCTTTCATGTCTTTGATAGCTTTGTAGACTTTAGATCTAGTTTGCTCTTCAGAAACTTCTTGTCCATTGAGTGGGTCTATGTAACTTGAAGACTTCCATTTACCACTTTCAATAAGATACATTGGCACTCCAGATAAGGCAGAAGCTTGCCTCATTTGAAGTTCAAGTTTGCTCATCTCGCCATTATCAAAATGGAGGACAGGGACATCGTTGTGAACATGAGAAATTTTAGTAACAAAATCTAAACAAAAAGTAGTTTTTCCAACGCCAGTTCTAGCGCAAACAACTGTCACGTTTCCGGGCCTCAATAAAGAACCATACATTCGATTCATATATGGCATGTGTGGAGTCATCATTCCGGGATCCCTAGGATTCTCCGCTAAATCTTCTAGAACCTCCTCAATGTCTTCGTATATATCTTCAGGAGATAAACCATCTTGGGAATAACAACTCATTGAATGGTTGTAAGACTGATCGGCTTTAGAGATGATATCTGGCACAGAGCCTGAACTGTCACTCTTCATATCCTTGATTATTTTTTCACAAGATGCCGTGATGTTTCTTCGAACAGAGTAGCTTTTAAGCTCTTTCGCTATTGATAGAACTGCTTTTTCGGAAACTTTTCTATTAAGTAGGCTTTTTATATATTCGCCTATATCAATATTATCTAAGAAAGCTATATTAGATGCTCGTAACCTTTCGATCAAAACTATGGAATCTATGTCAGAGCTTTCTCCAGAGCTTTGTATTCTTTTTATAAGTTTAAATATAGTCCTATGGACATAACTATCATTGGATACGTTAAAATCTGACTCATCAATTAAACCAGCTATATCCGCATATGCATTTGGATACTTTATGAGCACAGCAAGCAACTGCTCTTCTATTCTCCTAGAGTCAATCATGGGTAAATCCTAACACGCTAACGCGTAAATGTCAAGTAAAATTATAATATAGGGTCGTTTCCGTTGAGAGACTCAGCGTCTTCAGATTCAAGGATGTACCTTTCAACAGCCTTGCGCAAACCCATTTCTACAATTTGATTATCAGCTTTAGTATAAATCATTGGAGACCCTTCTTGATTAACAAAAGCTAAAAAGAAACCTTTATTGCCATCTGTAGACCCAGAAAACTCGAATAACTGATTTAAAAACGACTCTGGTAATGTAAAATTAGGGAACTCGTTTTCGTTAAAATCTTGATTATCCATACAGTTATATACACTTATTAAAGGTGAAGGCCTAGCTCTATAAATTTTTCTCTATTAAGCTCACTTTCTGAATATATCTCAATAAATTTAATAGAATTTAATTCGCAGAAATCTATTTTTTGCTGATCTCTCCTGATTTGACTTACGAAATTAGACCTTCTCTTGTGAAAAAAGGGAACAAATTTAACATGCTGTTGGCCATTTATTTCAATCACAACATTTTTATTGGCATTATAAAAATCAAACCTAAGTCGAGTTCCAGCAACGGGAAACTCTTCAAAAACTACGTGGTTAGACCAATAGTCCTTGAGGAATTGCTTAGCATTAAATTGTATATTGCTTTTGCTTTTTGCATCCCAGTCTATCAAGTATTTCTTGGGACGCATTACTCGTTTTTGGGAACCTGTTAGAGTTTTGAATAGCATTTACTCGCAAACAATTTTCTTAAAATAAGAAACTAAAAACTTAGTTAGCTTTTTATCCTCTTCAAACAAAGCGCTTAATTTAGACTCTCCCTGTATTTTTTCTGGAAAATCAAGCCCGTTCTCTTTTAGTAGCTCAAGGAAGGATTCATCTGCAGCGATCCATGCCCCTCTTTTATGTATATACTCCCATCCGTAAAGCATGTCAGTCAACTCTCTTTCTACCCATATAGAATTACCTCCCACTCTGCCATGCTTAATAGGGTACTGAAGGACGTAATTTGTTTTTTCATTTGGGGATTTTTTTACTGTCATTTTTGCATTATGTCCTAAAATTTTGTTTTTATTTACATCCACAGGTTGGGTTTGGTTTTCTAGAATTAAATCTTTTTTAAAACGGGGTTCAAACTCAAGTATATAATTAGCAAAATGAAGAAGAGCATTGCCTCCAGTAGCAGTGGTTTGACGAACAGGAGCTTTGCTGTAGGGATCAAGCTTGATATCAGCTCTTACTTGAGAGATGAAAATAGCCATATGACCTCGCTTAGCTAATGCTATACTCATTTTTTGCATAAATTTAGCACCAAGTAGCGCTCCTCCAGCTACTTTATGAGCGTCTTCAAAATCTTTCTTTAGATCATCTTTCATTATTAACCCATCGAGAGAATCTAAGATAAAACAATATTTAGTTTTATTCTTGTTGTCTCCGACTAGAGCCCTCATTAAATCTAAAACAGTTTCATAGATATTACTCTCAAAAACAAAACAATTACCATCTTTCCAGTCATCCTCTTCGGTGGTAAAGTTTACCCCACTTCTTTCTTGCATCTCTGGAGAAAGCCTACCTTCAGCTTTTACATACAAGCCTCTAGACAAAGGCATCTTAAGGAAATTTTTCATAACCTCGAGAGCTTCAGAGGTCTTTCCTCCCTCGTTCATGCCTACAAACCTATGTAGTCCCGGGCCAAAACCCCCTCCTAATTCAAAGTCTACATTTAAACTTCCGCTTGAAACTTTATAGTCTATAGTCTCTTCGTAGTTATAGTGGTGCTCCTTATTTTCTTTAAGGAACGATTTTAACATTTCATTAGCTTCACTCATAATCAATAAAAGTCCCAGAGATTTTTCTTCTTCTTTTTTCTGGGTGGTTTGTTTTCGGGTTTATATTTATAATCAAACTTAGTATAGCTGTCTTTTGCCGTAAAGTCAATATATTTTTTATCTAAATTTTGTTTGTTTTTACCAAGAAAGAAAAGTATATCATCTCTAGGCTCTCCAAAATCAACGTGTAGCCAAAAGTCTATATTTGGATATTCTTTAAATATTTTTTTAAGAATTTTTGATTGCTTACTAATGCAGAACTTATCCCTAAGGCATTTTTTGTTTACTAATTTTTTAAGAATCTTAAACATATTGCTTGAGAATTCAAAACAGTTTATAAACTTATCAACGGTCTCTGGTGATAGAGCTATACCATCTTCAGTCTTTTTGTAATCCTTGGCCCATTTGCCTTTTTTAAAATTGTAATACCAATTACTAACTGTATTAGGTTTATAACCCCCATGCTCAGCGCATTCTTTTAAAGAAAAAGATTTGTTCTGCTCTGATATTTTAATTACATTAAGTAATAAAGTGTTTGAAATTTTTTGCACTAAAAAAAAATACCACATATATTAAATAAAGTCAAGGCTTTTGTTTATAATGATGTGTAATAATTAACTAATGAAACGAAAAATTCTTATTATGGGTCTCCCCGGTTCAGGGAAGACAACGCTAGCTGAAAAGTTAGTATCTAAATTAAACGCAGCTTGGTTCAATGCAGATGCAGTAAGGCAAGATATTTATTCAGAGTTGGGATTTTCTCCCGAGGATAGGCTTGCTCACGCAACCAGAATGGGTAAGCTATGCGACTGGGCTAAGATGGGCGGCTCATATGTAATAGCAGACTTTGTGTGCCCTACGAAAGAAACTAGAGAAGCTTTTGGCGCCGACTTTACAATATGGGTAGATAGGATTGAAGAAGGAAGATACGAAGATACTAATAAAATGTTTCAGAAACCAGAAAGTTGCGATATCAAACTTAAAGAAGGTACTCCTGATGAATGGTGCGCTGAAGTTATTAAGCAGCTAAACGAAACAGAAGCTTGGGATAACCAAGCGCCAACCGCACTTCTGATTGGTAGGTATCAGCCTTTCCATATTGGTCATAAAAGCCTTGTGGCAGAAGCTGTAAGAAGAACTGGCCAATGCTGCATTGCATTAAGAGACGTAGGAGGGATAGACGAAAAAAACCCATATGATTTTGAGCAAGTCAAAAAAGAAATCGAATCCGCTTGCATAGAATTTGGAAACAAAATAAAAATAATAGAATTACCTAATATTATGGATATATTTTATGGTCGTGGAGTAGGTTATAATATTGAAATGTTAGAGCTTAGTAAAGAACTGCAAGAAGTTTCCGCCACAAAAATTAGAGCAGGAGAAATTGGTCAAGACGGGAAAGCCCTAGGTAAAAGGCCAGAGTGATTTATACCGTTAGCAAAAGCTAACTCCCCAAAAGAAAAAGCCCCCTAGCAATAGGGGGCTTAATTGTAAATGGTGGACGTGGCGGGAATCGAACCCGCGTCTTTAAACCTTCAAGCATGCACTTCTACAAGTTTAGTTAGTTTCTTTTTGAGTTGTTGATACTAACATCGAACTCCCTATTACAATTATTTGCAGTTTATTAATAGGTAAACCTTTTCTGTCTTGCAGATAGATTACCCCTTATCCTTTTTATCTGCGTCAAAAGGTAAGAGGTAGCAGAGTTAAGCTGCTAGAGCAAGCTCAGGCTTTTGAAAGCCGAAAGCTTTGATACGTGACTTGTTGCCATGTAACGAGTTGCGCCTTTTTGAGGAGCCAGACGCGCTCCTACTTGCGATGCATCAATTCAATTTAAATCAAATCCAAACACGCCCATAAAATTTTAAAGAACTAAATTATAGTACACCGTTTATTTATCTTTGTCAAGCTTAGAACAAATTTTATTCCAAATCTTATGAATATACTTATGCCTAGTAGAAAAAAAACAACCTAGTATAATTAATAACGTTATAAATATAAAAGGTTTCCACGCAGGAGATTCATCGGAGATATGTAACGGAGATTCTTTTTCTTCAATTTGTTGCGCCACTTCAGCTGGTGGAACGATGAGCCTCTTTGCTTGATGCGTCTTAGAAGGCGAGCAAGCAAAAAATAAAAAACTTATTAAAAATAATTTATTCATTCGGATTTAAGCCTTAATACGTTAGTTTCTGTTATGTCGTTATTAGGCTTGGGCTCTGGTTCGGGTTCTGGCTCTGGTTCGGGTTCTGGCTCTGGTTCGGGTTCTGGCTCTGGCTCAGGCTCAGGTTCGGGCTCGGGCTCAGGTTCGGGCTCAGGTTCGGGCTCGGGCTCAGGTTCAGGCTCTGGCTTAGGTTCTGGCTCTGGCTCAGGCTCGGGCTCAGGTTCAGGCTCGGGTTCGGGCTCTGGTTTGGGCTTTGGGGGAAGAAACTTAGGTTTAACGCGATCTATTATATTTTCATATGGTTCTTGGCGCTTCATTTTGAAGCTAGAGTTTGCCGCAAGCAGCATAACAACAGCAAGAGGATCGAACACAAACACTAATATAAGAATAACGATCCTGACAGCTTGTGAAAGATCAACGCTCTCAGATCCAAAATCTTCAAAAAGTTCAGCAACATACTTAACTGGACCGACTTCAGCCTCAAGATCCAACTGGGTATTCTTGTACTTGAACTTTTCAGCTTCCATAGCATCAATTCTTTCATAAGCTGATTTAATATTAACATTAAACTTCTCTTTCTTTAATGAAGTATCTTCGTCCGAGGTATCGTCCTGTCTATTGTTGATGCGGTCTCTTACTTGATCGACTTGACTTTGGGTTGAGTCACGCATTTTAGTAATTCGTGATTCAACCGCATTCATCTTTGTCTTTATATCTTGCCTTTCAAGTTTTTGTTGAGACTTTAATTCTTCAACCTTTTTCTTTTTGCTACTGAATAAACCTCCAGAACTACTGTTAAGCAACACAACTTCTTCATCAAGGGTCTTGAGCCTTGAATTAAGTCGGGCTATCTCTTCATTATCTAATTTAATACTCTTATCTAAAGATGAATACAGTTCATCTATTTTCTTTTGTTCTAGCTCTATATTATAAACATCTTTTTCAGTAGAGTCTTCTTTCTCTATAGATAATTGATTGATGTATTCGTTCTGTCTAGATATATAATCGTTCTCTCTAATGATTTTATTATCTAGTTGAGCCATTAGGATGGCAGTTTCTTCAGCATTCTTCTGGTGTTCGATGTGAGACTTACTTAGGAAGCCAAAAATACCCATACTAGTGATGAATATAAGAACTACCACAGCAGAAGTTAGATATATCTTTAAACTCCTAGAAGCTACCCTCCAATTATGATGTAGCCAGCTAGCGGAAACAAGTTTGCCTATCTCTAAAACGCTACCCATGATCACAATAGACCAAAAAGCGGCAGGAAACATCGTTGTTAAGCCGATAATACTAAAATACGCAGAGACACATGATATACTAAGCGCAGAAAGTAGGATCAAATAGGACATCATTGTTTCTTTTTCTTTTTATCGTATTGTGAATAACATACTCCAGCACGCTGTTTTGCGTCTGGGAATTCCTTGCGTACCTTAGGGTCGCCCATGCAGCGAGAAATAAACTTTCCCCGCTTCTCGTCTTTCGATTTTTCTGGTAATGGCATAGAAATATATACACTTTGATCTTGACAATGCCTTAAAAAACTGCCATATTATGGTTATGAAACTTATAAAATATCTAATCTTTCTCCCCGTTTTCGCCCTTGCCGATACCCTTTCTCCACAAGAGATAGATAAATTGGTTGAGCATGCTTTTTATTCGGATAATGGATATAATTCTAAGAACTTTTCAAGATGGAATAAGCCAATTCATTTGTTTGTTAACCCCTTTTGGAATGGGACAAGTGGTGATCGCACGGAGCCAACGAGAAGAGAGTTGGACGAAATTAAAAAAGTTACTGACGACATCACTCAATTAACAGGAATTCAATATATTATTCATGAAGAACCACTTACTCTTGAGGAAGCAAGATCTTATGTTATGAATAATCCAAAAGTAGGGTCTGTTAAATTGTACTTTGTTCCTCACAATAGATATATGACTAGTGGAATGAAAGCAGAGGGAACGTTCGCAAGAAATTCTGCAAGAATTAGAATCAATACCCAATATAGAAAATCAAATGGACAAGATCTAGAATTTGTTATTCATAATATTAGGGAAGAATTGACAAACGCAATAGGGTTGCCCGGAGATACTTATAACAGAGTCGATAAATTTTCAGCATTAGAAGGTGTGTCTGAGCATTTTGGGCATGAGTTCAGCTTGATGGACAGAAGAAACATTTATGCTTACTATGCGATGGACAAGGGTAGTGGACACGAATATCCACCAAGTTATACCGAGGCAGAATTTCGCGAAAGAATTGCGAAGGTCGAGATCAATGACGAAATCGTAAACGGTGGAAGGTTCGAAGGAATGGTCGATCCAGAATTTACATCTCAAGAGCAATTTTACATCGATAACCCACATTACTTGAGTATTGAGGAAAGAGAAAAGAGTGATTTGCCATTACCTAAAGGTAACCTACTAGCCGAAACAAAAGAAGAAAAAGATCCTGAGCCCACACTCGAACCAGAAGAAGAAACAAAGGAAGAGGTTCAAGAGAAGGCCGAGCAAGCTGCTTTAGATGCTGATTGGCTTTACTTTAAGCATTACCCTTGGGTTTACTCAAGCAAGACAGGTTCTTGGTACTATCTCGTACCCAGAAACGAAGGAATGATCGTCTGGAGTCAACTATCCAACCAATGGCAAATGATGTCAGATGCCTTTGGAATGAATTAAAGTCTTAAGCTCGTCGATTTGTTTTTGCTGTTCCTTAATACATTCAATCAAAAGAGGAACCATCTTCTCATAACGAACAGCTAACATATCATCTTCCCTGACCTTAACGGCCTCAGGAAGGACTTTCTGCACGTCTTGAGCTATAACCCCTATGTCATGACCCTTAAGGTGATCGTAGGCGTTTTCAGACCAATCAAATTCAACGCCATTTAATTGATTAATTTTTTCAATTGGATCGGAAATGTTAGTAATGTTTTCTTTAAGGCGCTTGTCAGAAGAAGCGTAAGCAACGACATCTCCGTTCTGAGAAGTGATTGTTCCAAGAGCAGTAAGCGCATTAGTGGTTTTATTAAAAACTAAACCTGCAGTGCCACCAAAAGCGCCACCATCATTAAATTGAACATTAGTGTCATTGCCACCGGGCTCAGCAGTTTGTGGCTGCTCGCTTTCCCAATAATTATTCGTGCTATTATACGTAAGAATATCACCATCATTAAATACATCACCAGTATTATAGGGTATACCAACAACAGTACCAGTAAAATACTCACAACTTTTAGTAGCGGCGCAATCTAGCTTTTCAAAACCGTTTCCTAAATCAATATAACCAGTTTCAGTGTAAGTTTCTCCAGCAACATGAAGTAAGCCGCTAGGATTAGTTATCCCTATTCCAACTTCACCAGCAGAGTCAATTCTCATTGATGGCTGACTTAGCGCTTTAGTAGCTATAACTACGTCGCCACCATTGTTATTGCTATTATTGGTAATCCTTAATTCGTCATACGGATTTACCCAAAGTGTAGCGCGACTTTGACCGTTAGTATCTTCCCAGTGAATCCTGCCGTCATTTTTAAAATAAATATAACCAGTGTTTTCAAGGTAAATATCGCCAGTAGCATATAAGCTTTTAATCTTAAGATCTTCATAGCTCGTAATTGCTACATTGCCAAGTGTGGAGCCGTCGTCAGTAGTTGAAACCAAAGCAAACTGATTAGTGCTTTCGTCCCATATATTTGCGACATTTATCGTGCCGTTTCCACGGTCGCCCACCCAGCCAATATCATAAGTATTTGGATTAGAAACACCACTATTTAAAGTAATTAATGGGTCACCAACATATAAATCTCGCGCATGTTCAATATATTGAACGCCAGTAACAGTAAGGTCCTTAATGATAACATGATCAACAAAGCTCTTTTCTCCAGAAATTATTTGACCTCCAAACGTCCTTACTACTGTACTATCTACTGCGACAGTAGCATCAATCCTACCGTCAAATTCAAAAGGGATAATCCCACCGCCGTCTTCTAAAGTGCTTAGCGTGCCAGCTCCGGGCTTAACGGGGTATATACTACACTGGCTCATTTTTAGTAAAGGTGACGCTCGTTAATCAAATATTCACCAGCAGCTCCAGTAATAACAGGCCTTGCATAAGCAAAAGCCCAGCTGTCTGAGTAAGCTATATGGCCATCAGAGCCGCTCAAAGGTAGGCAAGATATACTAGTATAATTTACTCCATCGTTTGATATTTCTACTTTAAAGGTTGCGTCCCAGTCTGGACCATCCCCTATTGGTAAAACTTGATAAGTGTGAATTGTATAATCATCTACCTGAGTAGCGTCCCCAGTAAGATTCAGGTTTCCACTGGTTTGTATAGTTTCGGTTCCAAAGTTTACCCTATCGGCTTTGCCGCGAAGTCTTCTATAAGTTGGTTTCATTCTAATGAGTGTGTTATCATTAGAATATACACTTGTTTTTGGATCCTTGGATTTTTTTTATTAAAAGTCGTCTTCTAAAGAACCGCTTTGTTGGTATTCTCTAGGGCGTCTTTCGAAGAAGTTACCCATAGCTTGTACATCTACTACCTCACCTAGCCAAGGAAAAGGGTTCTTATTGCTTGGAAACCTATAATCTAAACCTATCCCTTCAAGCCTTCTGTTTCCTATATAATACATATAATCAATAAACATTTCTGCATTTAATCCTAAGATACCAGTAGGAAGAACATCATGAGCGTAGGCAATTTCTAGCTCTACTGCTTTTTTCATGTGCTCTACAAATTCATCTTGAATCTTTTTGGTCCAAATCTCTGGGTTCTGATCAATTAAAGTATTAATTAAATATGTGCCAAAAGCAATATGAGAACTTTCGTCCCTTAATGTATACTTAATTTGATCTGAAATTCCTTGAAGTTTATTTTGGCGACCAAGAGCAAGAAGCATAGCAAAACCGCTAAAGAAAAATGTACCTTCACAAATAATCCAATAACTTAAAAAGTTACGTAGTATTTCTTGCTTACCCGCCTTAGTATTTGCATTAAAATCGGGCGCACTAATATCATTAGTGATATCCATTAGAAAATCATCTTTAGCTTTTATGCTAGGAATGTTTTCGTAAGCAGCAAAAACCTCTTCAATATCTAGGTCTAAACTGTCGCAAACATAAACTACCGTAAGGTTGTGAAGGCTTTCTTCAAACGCTTGACGCAAGATGTACTGGCGGCACTCAGCGTCAGTAACGTATTTAAAGGCAGAAAGCAAAAGATTATTACCAACCAGAGACTCACTTCCAGCAAAAAATCCAAGACAGCGTTTAACCAAAAGTTTTTCATCATCACTAATTTCTCCATTTTTCCATTGAGCAATATCATTCTGCATGCCTATTTCTGTGGGCATCCAATTGTTTGCGCAACTTGTAAGGAATAAATCCCATGCAAATTTATGTTTATGAGGTAAAATGCGGTTGACGCCAGCAATATTAGGTGTTAGTAGTTCTCCAGTTTTATCATCCATAATTAATATATAACGAATGATATCATAGAGTTAGATCAAAGTCAAGAAATAATTATCTCTTTTTACTAGGTATAGCGTAAAAGCCAACCACCATAAAGCAAAGATCCATGAAAGAAGAGAGCATTAAACCACCAGTAAGCTGAACGACTTCCCATTCTTTTCCTCCCATTATCCAGCTAAAAAATCCCCATCTAGAGTTCTCTCCCTTAGGGACGATAATTTCATATGAAATATCAGGATTATGAGCATAAAAAATCATGAGATAACACATGGTAAACGTGATACTCATGAATAAAACCCGACGAGTAATCTTAACGAAAGGATCACTTGCCTGCTTAGCCTGATTATCTATCATAGCCTTAAGCATTTCGTTATCTCTTGCCGCTAAGATCATCTGATCTTGACGTTTTTGCTCAAGCCAAGAGTTTATAAGGTTGCAACCCAGCTTAATGCCGGCCCCAATAATTGTATTGAGGATGGGACCCATGATCCTTAAGCTAACTTATCGTGATCAGCTTTGCTGCAGAACTTTGTAAGTTTGGTGCCATCTTCGTCTACAGCTTTAAGGGCATATCTGGTTGACTTCTTGCCGCTTTTTGTGGTAGTCTCGTAGGAGTGTGTCTTGACATCAGACTCGTTAATTTGAACTTTTTTCTTTTTTCTTACGTTATAAAATTCGATCATAGTAACTATATGTACACTTAATAACCTTCAGATTCACCACAATTTTGCATTTGATTATAGATCCATGCGTAGGTTTTTTCTAAACCGTCCTCGAGGGTAATGGAAGGAGCCCATCCAAGAACTTCTTTGATCATGTCGTTATCGCTATTACGACCACGAACACCTTGCGGGGCGTCGAGGTTATAATTTCTTTTTAGTTTAACGCCGCCAATGTTTTCGGCAATGTCAACAAGCTGATTAATAGAAACCATTTGATCGCTGCCAAGATTCAAAGGTCGAGCATCTCCCTTTTCCCACATTAAATCCATGCCAGTAATGCAATCGTCAATATACATAAAAGAACGAGTCTGCTCTCCATCTCCCCAAATTTCAATCTCATGCTTGCCGCTCATTTTAGCTTCGATAACCTTGCGACAAATAGCTGCGGGAGCTTTTTCTCTACCCCCACGCCATGTTCCATAGGGACCATAAACATTATGATAGCGACAAACCCTAGAATCAATATTAAAATCCTTACCAAAGTAATCGGTTAAAATTTCACTAAACAGCTTCTCCCATCCATAACCGTCTTCAGGGTTAGCTGGGTAGGCTGTATGCTCCTTAAGTCCTTGAGAGGCTGCATCCTTGATGTCAGATTGGATTTCTTGAGGATAAACACAGGCAGAGGAGCTATAAAGAATCTCCTTAACTCCGTTGTCTCTGGCGGCCATTAACATGTGGGTCTGTATAAGAACAGATTCCATACAAAGAGCGTGATTGTTTTGAATAAAACCCATTCCGCCCATATTGCAAGCTAGATTATAGATTCGATCAACGCCTTCTGATAACTCATAGCAATTGGATTTTTCGCCTAAATCGCAATCAGGATGATTTTCTGCGTTATCAAAAGTTTGATACCACATATTTGCCGGTTTAATATCGGCGGCCACAACTTCATGACCTTGCGCTAATAAATCTTTAACTAAATAACCGGCAATAAAGCCGCCTGCTCCTCCAACTAGTATTTTCATAATTCTTTTTTAATTTTTTCTATCCAATAATTAAAATCTAAAGTTTTGTAATATGGTTTTATTTTTTTTGACAATATATTATATTGTTCATTTAGAAAATTTTCAGTAATTTTTTGATAATCTTTTTGGTGTTCAAGGAACAGAATAGGTAATTCTGAATGGTCAAATTGATTATACATAGAATGTTTGATTACAATAGGTATGGCCCCAGAATAAAGAGCGTCATAAAATCTAAAAGAATCTGGGGCGCTACCCCTAGGGCAAATCACAAACTTACTAGATTGAAGACGCGAGAAAAAATCATTATTAGACATAGTCCAGCTTCTCTTGGATCCTTTTCTTCTTTCTCCAATATTCTCTTTTTTAATAAAAGGCTTATCTTGGACAAATAAGTTAATAGCTTTTCTAGTCCAATGGGTATTTAAAGAAAAATTACAATAAGCAAGTATGTCTCGTTTTAAATCTTTAGAGTGAATATGAAATGATTTCCTAGCTCTAAAGTCCCTGCCCATAGGTAGAAACTTTATGATTTCGTGTTCAAAATCAATATTGTTACAATATATTGATTTGACATTTTTAGGGATAAACATATCGGGCGGAAAACCTTGATCTGTCTTTCCGCAAATGATAGAATAACTATAAGGTTTTTTTGAAATTAAATCCAAATACTCTGGGAGATATTTGTTTGGATTAGTGGTGCACTTATGGTTTCCGATAAAAAGAATAGAATCGCTCTCAGGGATATCCGAAGCTTTATTTACTGTAGCGATACCATGTTTGTCGAAAAATTTCCTGTTAAAAATTAACAGTATATCCTCCATTCTTTTCATGGAGTTATTGTTTTTCTATAATATATTGGGGGACTTCAGTGCGAAAATCTTTTATTGAAGAATGGTTGTCGGTAACGAACTCATCCACAGCAGGAACGACTCCGAAATCTAAAACTTCTATCTGATAAGAGTTATTTTGATATGCGTTTCCGCAAATGAAACCACCAGATTTTATTTTAGGCCACCAATCATTAAGGTCGCGCTTAACATGTTCATAAGAATGATTAGCGTCGATGTAAATAAAATCAAAGTACCCATCTTCGAAGTCCTGAACAGCATCAGTCGAAAACTTTTCAGATATTTCAACAGCAGGGTTGCTGGAGAACCTGCTAACAGTAGAAGATTTTATATAATCCATGTCTGCTTGAGGAGCGGCATGCCAACGAGAAGGAATGTCACCGATACTTTTCCAAGGATCAATCAAATGAAGCTTTGCTGGGCCTTTTCTAAGCATTTCATTAGCAAAGTCTCCTTTGTAGACTCCTATTTCTGCGCAGATATCTCCTTCAGAAATCAAATTAATAACCTCTTGACGTTCAAATCCAAAATAAAATTGATAATTTTCCATGATTAAAATTCGTAATTATATTCTTCTATATCTTCCTTGTATATATTATACACTATATTCTTTGATTCTTCTATATATAATTGCCTATAGTTCTGCTGCTTTGTCGAATTTATTTTTGGCACTATTTTTAGAGGAAGATTTAGGCGTGATCTTATGCTCATGTAATCGTGATTAATGCCTTCTACTTTTCCAACGAAATCAACTCGAGCATCTAAAAAATAGGAAAAGGGCTGGAAGTGAATACCAGACCGAACAGAACCCTCTTCGCGGATCATCATCTTCTGAAATTCGGGGATTCTTCTAACGAATTCGTCAAAAGAAATTTGCTTAGCTAAATCGGCGAGCTTTTGATTTCCTTTATGCCATCTATCTTTAGGGCTCATGGATTTGAAGTAACGATAACAAGAAGCTATACGATCCCACGGGTTACGAACGAAAGAAAAAGAAAAATACCCCTGATCTAAAAACTCAGAATGCTTTGATGCTGGAGCATGCCCCGAACCTAAAAAATCTAAATTAAGACTTTTGTAAACTGAGGTTCCAGCACATTTAGGTATGTGAATAAAGACGCATTTTAAATCATGAGATATCATAGCCTTGTTAATTTTCTCCAGTCAACCTTGCCTGTTGTCGAATTCTTATATATTAAGCTTCCGAAATTTTTATCAGCCTCTTCTAATCTAGTCGCGCCACTATATGTAAAAAAATCTTGTTTGTATGCAACCCCATTTAACTTTTCAAAAACTGGGGAATCCATTAATAATAAATCTAAATGATCGCTCCATGGAACTACAGACAGGATAGCTTCAATAGCTTCAATATGAAATATCTGAGCCCAGTTACCCCAAGAAGGAATAAGATTGTAGAAATTATCTTTAATGTGATATTTTTCTGAAAATTGAATGTCTGGCGAAAACTCGACAATCCCATTTTTTAACCTTTCTTTACCAGAACCAACCAAAAACTTTACGAAAAAACTATTTAAACTTTCCGCCTCTTTGATTATGACAGAAATTTTATCTTCGATATTTTCCTCTAATAATTCAGTATCATCTTCCATGATCAAAAACCATTTAGGAAACTCAGGATTAAAAGAATAATTTAATTGTATTTTTTTGAATAAAATTAACCAAGATAAATTGCAACCTAATTTTCCCGGCAGCCATTTCCATTTATCTAAATATTCTTTTGTATGAAATCCAAACTTCCTGTCCATTGAGTCAAGATAATCATAATTGTCGATTGCATTGGCGGCCTCAAATAATTCCAATCCATTGAGTTTAGATTTTGTATCATTAAAATTAGAAAGACGACGAGGGTCTTTCGTAAATGTTATCATGTAAGATTGAAAGTTCATTTTATAAAGAATCTATATATTTTAATAAATCAAAGATATTATTCTTTTCAATTTTCTGTTGATTTAAATTTAGAACACGACAAATCGTATCAAAGAAAGGGTAATGTCCAGCCCTCGTTTTTTTATCTTCAAGGGTTTGCGCATTAACTTCAATAACAATAGTTTTGGGTCGGCAAAAAAACAGATTAGCCATACAGGCTCCGTGCGCGCACACGATTATTTTAGCATTACAAAAATACAACACCTGATCTTCAAAGGCCATATCTTCTAGAACTATGGCCTCGAATTTATCTCCGTACTTTTCTGACAACCTTTTTTCTACCCTTTCGATACTTAAAATTTCTCTGCGCTCTTTGCCGTTAGTTATGTTTTTGTTTTGTTTCTTTAAGTGTGGATCAGAAATCAATTCCATTCTTTCACCTCTCTTTATTAAAAGCACTTCTGGGTAAGAAGGGTCAGGCTCGCTCTCCAAACTCAAAGACGTAAAAATAAAATTAACAAATTTTTTAAAGTCTTGAGCGTTTTCATGGGAAGGTAGCCTTTCTATAACTTGTTCTCGGTAGTCAACATTATTGAATTTGGCTTTATTCATTTCCACATTAAGGCAGTCAAATATTTTTTCATATATTTTTCCAAAATTACCCAGTGTTTGATTTAAATTCTTAAGTCTCAAAACACGATCAAATTTATACACATCATGTAAAACCTCTGGAAAAAGACAGTCGCAAATAAAATGAGCATAGTGAAATAAACTACCGCCCTGCCTTTGGTTTTTAACTTTTATCGTATTCATAACCAAACAATTCTATGTCTCTTGAAAACTTTTCTGCAACCATATTTACACTACGATCATTATAGAAATAAGAATAATGCAGACCCTTAGGTTTAGGAAAAACTTTTTCTCCGTTTGTCCCAGTAGTTATAGGTTTAGAATTTTCATACGGAAGTTTGGTTTTGACCTTCCCTATCTTGCTGCATACAAGATTAAAGTCTTGTTGTAACTTTTCAAATCTACCTATAAAATCAATATCAAGATCAAAGTAATCATTATGAATGCAGCTATGACTTGTTGTGAATTTCTCACCATTATACCATTGGATGATGTATTCGTTAAAATCTTTTGTATAGCATTGGCCGTTATAAAAATATTGAGAAACCATCTTGTCCCAAGGGTTTCTTGTGAATGAAAAAGTAAAATAATCATCCCATTTGTCTTTTGTTATCGATTTAATATCAGAAGCTGGAGCATGAAATTGTTTTTTTCTCATGTTCAAAGCGGAACAAACAGAGACGCCTCCTGTTTTAATCACATGAATAAAAATACATTTATATTGATGATTAATCATTTGTTGATATCTAATCTTAATACTCCCTTGTCTGACCAAGGATTGATTTCTTTTGGGACAATTCCACATTTTTTCAAAAATTTTGCAACAGCTAAATCTTCATATATATGGTGATACCTAATTTCAGAAAGTTGGTAAAAATTTTTAAATTTTTTAATAGCTTCAGAGCTTAGAAAATAAGTGGCTCCCCCAGCAGCCCAATGAACATAATCACCATTATATCTTTTATTATACCAAGGAGAATCTTCTCTTACCCTGCCAATATGCCAACCTCGCTTTCCTTCTTTAATTTTAATTTGAAAACCTGCATAATCATATCCTTGGAGAGAATTGATTAAATCATTTTCTCTGTCTGTATTCCATCTTAACCAATCAATGTCATCATCTATTTTCCAGAAGTAATCATATTGATCCGCATAATTGTTATTTGCTAAATATTCATAAATGGCAAACATTTTTTCTGGAAGATCCTCATATAAGTCGCGACATTTTAATTGGATAACATTCTCTTCCAGTTCCTTTTCCTCTTCTCCACCAGTAAAGATCAAATAGTCACCAAGATTCCATTTTTCAACTCGAGCTTTAATTTCCTTAACTCGATGAATATACTTTTGACAGCATACAAAAACTTTAAGTATTCCACTTTTCATTAAAATAACCTTTACCTATTGATCGACTTTCATTTCTATTAACTTTTTCGTGATCCAGATGATAACCTTCGCAGTTAACATTAATTATGATTTCGTTGCCAGCCATCTTTGCTCGCTTTGCGAAATCAAAATCTTCACCACCCCAACCTTTGAATCCTTCATCTAAACCTTCAATCTCATTAAATACATGAGCGGGACACGACCAATTTCCACCATACATATACCGAGGGGGTATTGGTTTTTCATGGATTAAATAGGGACGCTTAATTTTATCTATGAAATCTTGACGGCGATCACCATTTTTAAGCGAATCAATATAGTTGAAATCATTATGTATTTTTTCAACAGTAACTTTTGGAACATCATTAATTGCTATGGACAAACAAAGACCTGCAATTAATTTATCGCCATACTTCAAATGCTCAGATACAAAATCTGGACCCCAAATAACATCAGAGTTGCCAAAGATAAAGCGATCACCAGAAGCTAAGTCAGCGCCTCGATTCCAAATATATGCAAGCCTATAGCCTTCATTTGGGCGGCTAAAATATTTTACACCTTTTTTTTCTAAGTATTCTATAGTCCCGTCTGTTGACCCGTCGTCTGATATAATAAGCTCAAAATCTTTTTCCGTTTGAATCTTTAATGTTTCAACACTCAACTTTAACGCTGGCAAATTATTATAAGCCGATAATATTACTGAAGCTTTCATATTTGATGAATTTTTTCTTCTGGGAATTGAAAATGGCAAACACCAGAAATCATCATATTTTTATGAGCTGGATCAAGTATTCGCCTTCCTCTTACGAATTTACACAATTTAATATGATGTTCCTGATTTAATAGATAATGTTTTTTAAGATCGTTTCTTTCAACACATTGTTTTAAAAAGTTTTCGCAAGACCATTCATCAATATAATCCCATGTACAATTATTATAATCTTTAATTGTCTTTATGTATTCATAGGTTTCATTTATATAATCTTCATTGTATAAATAATCAATCTTGTCGGCGCGAATAAAATAAAAATTTGTTTGAGGGTAAAAGTAATTATTATAATGTCTCGTATAATTGAAGTTATAAGCTTTTAGATCTTCAACCTTAAATCCATTTAAGTAAATAAAATCTACATCAGGCACATTGATATTAAGTATTGACTCATTAAATATAACATCATTTGAACTTTTTAACGCCCATTTTCCACCTTTTGATTTGCATAAATTAATTAATACATTTTCGCTATCAGCGATTCCAAAACCATGACCGCGATTTTTTTCTATATCAATGACATGACAATCCGGAAAATATTTCTTCCATAAAGAATGATTTTTCTGAACTAAAGAGTCGGATAAATGGGAATAAGTTGTAGCTACTGCAATATGTTTGAATTGCTTTAAGGTAGGTAAATTATACTGAATATATTTTTGCTCAAGTAAATCTATAGAAGAAGTTGAATCTATATAACCATTGGATAAAAACCAACTTTCATTAATTATTTCTTTTAAATTCATCTACAGAGATAAGCGAAAGTAATTTAGCCCTATTTTCGCAAAAGAAATCCCAAGAATCGATACCTTTTTGAATGAAGTTTTTATCAAAATTTTCATCTTTTTGATTTTTGCATATAACTCCAACTCCCCAATCAGTATCAACAACAAAATGTTTGTATTGCGGATTATTTAATCTTGAGCGAAGGAAGGATTTGTAAACATCCCCCATCCAGTCTACTTGAGAACCACGAGGTACTTGAGCGTGTTTTTTAGTCGGAGGGCTACAATCATGCAACAGTACAAAACCATTATCTTCTGTTGAGATTAAGGAATTTTTAATATCTTTATCTACCTGATGTGATTCGTGCAGACCATCTATGAAAATTAGATTATACAACTTGACCGACATGCCATGAAAAAAGCCAGAGAAGAATTGACAAGAAGTCATATTGTAGTTTACCATTCTATGCATCTCTTTTTCATGACCCGGATCGACGCCATCTTTATGTTGAACGTTTATTTTTTCTATACATTCACCTTTAAATACGCCAATTTCTAAATACCTAGACAAATTGTGTTGGTTTATGAATCGGTTAATTATGTCGTACCTTTTCATTTCCAAAAATCATATATGCCTTTGTCAATCTCGTACTTTTCCCATTTAAAAATCTCACGGACTGGTTGTGTTTGAGCCCATTTCCACATTTTTGCTAAACCATCTTGCAGAGAAACGGTATGCTTGAAGCCTAAAATATCAACAGATTTTTTATAAGTAGGGATGGAATGCTTAACTTCGTGACGAGCCTCTTTATATATAGACTCTCCATCCTCGATGATTTTAAGTAAAATTTCATTAGCTTCATTAATGGAATGCTCTTCGACCCCACCAAGATTTATAATTTCTTTTGAAGATTCTTTTTTGATTGCAGCATTATATAGTGGCTGCAAAATATCATCAACGCAACTAAATGCCCGCGTTTGCTCACCATCTCCAAAAATAGACATTGGTAAACCTTGCATATACTGAAACATCCAGATGCCTAAAACGTTTCTATATCTATCCCAAATATTTTGCTTTGCGCCATATACATTATGGGGTCTGATAATACACCAATCTAATCCATGTTGCTCGCCAGCAATTTGAATATCCATTTCGCAAGCATATTTTGCAACTCCATATGGATCAATTGGAACTGGAGTCTGCTCTTCTTTAAAGATTCCTCCATCTCCATGACCATAAACAGCTAAAGAAGAAGTAAAAACCAATCTGCTGACATTATGAGTAATGCATCCATTAATAATAGCCGCAGTCGAAACAGTATTATTTAGGTAGTTAAATTTTCTAATAAAGGGACTTAATCCTTCTGCTGCATAAGCCGCCAAATGAAAAACATAGTCTATTTGATGCGTTTTGAAAATTTCATCTATATCATCCTTGTGCAAATTAGCTTGATAAAAAATCACTCTTTCATCTACATTCTCCATATAACCGCCGCTAAAATCGTCAATCCCGATAACATTCACATTTGAAATGTTTTCTAAAAGCCAATCGGCTAGCCTACTTCCAATGAGGCCCGCAACACCAGTAATTAATACATTCATAGTCCTATATACACTCTTATTCCCCAAATCTATACCCAAAATACTCGATATCTTTTGCATATTTTTTCGAAACAATCTCACGAGTTTCGTCATCATAGTATGCTGTATAGTGTTCGTGGCCATTTCTGTTTTTATGAGGTAACTTCGCTTTAGGGACCTTAAGCTTATCAAAAACTTTATCCATACCATCGGGATCTTCTAGTTTAAAAACATAATCCATTAACAAATTGTTGTCTTCATCAGAAAGCCAATTAAATTGAGGGGATGCTGGATAATGCCTGACGAAATCTTTAAATTCAGTATGGTTATGTTGGTTTTTTTTAAGCCTATATGCCCATGATGAAACCCGTCTTTCCCAAGGGTTTCGTACTACAGAAAATTTATAATAACCATTCCAGTCCCAATCTTGAGATTTGAAATGAGATTTTAGATTAAGTGCTGTTGTGTGATGTTTATATGGTGAATTTCCATCATTAACACTTACTATATCGCTATATGGATCGATAACAGATCTGACTGATGTACTGCCAGTTTTCGGAACAGCGATAAAAACAAATTTATATTTGTGAGATATTCTCATAACTTATCGATTCGTTTTGTTTCGATTTTTTCCATTTTTTGACATTGTTTTTATCATTCCATTCTCTACCAACGTGATTAAATACTCCATTAAAATGAACGCGTTTAATATTTTTGAAATGTGTACGATCTTCTTTTCGTTTGTTCCGATGGTAGTCAATTAATAACTGTTCTGGGTCTTGCTTCTTTGAGTTGATTGAGTAAGGATAATAAACTTGATCTATAAAAAACTGCTTGCTCCACATAGACGGATGAAATGAAAAATCAAAAAGATGATTTGGATGAAAACCAATATAATCATAATCGCTGTCTATTAGCTCTTTTATGTCATAACTGATATCATGCTTCTTGTCATCTTCAAGCCAAAAGACATATCCTTGGTCGCTAAGTTCATTAATGCTATTTTGGCATGAATTAATACAATTACTGGCGGCAGTGAAAAAACAAGGCTCAGGAGCGCAAGTTATCGTATGATTAATATCTTTTAGGATGTATGAAAAATTTTTATGAGTTTCAGATTGATCTCCAAGTGCAGGATCTATATTAACAAACCAATGGCATTTAATTTTTTGCTCCCTTAAATCGTTAGCAAAAGACATGAGGCATTCGGTGTGCAATTCGGGGCGGCAAATTGCTGTAGTTATTATATATAAATCATTCACTTTTTACATAATCATTACCATTTAAGAATCAATTATGGTTTTATACCATTTTTTATTTACAGCCTCTACGGAAAAATGTTCTAAGCTAAAATTGAAAGCGTTATCTATGATAGCTTGACACTCTTTTGGGTGATCATTTGCCCATTCAATTTTTTTAATCAAGTCAGAAAGATCTTTCTTAATAGGAATATAATGGACCATAGGTATAAGATATTCTTCGTAGTAAGCTTTGTGAAACCTTTCTTGTAAAAAAGTCAACCTATTAGATTGAAGAAAATATTTTACCCGAGGGCTCCATCCTGAAGCCTGTAAATCAATAAAGTACTTAAAATTGACAACAGCGTCCTCTAGGGATAGAAAATTAGGATCATTAGGATTTGGCTTTGCAAATTTAGCATCAATCAAATCAGGGTGAGACAAAGAAAGATCAACTAGTGGGCCTCTTAATTTAGGATATTTAGTTCCTCTCCAAAACATTTTTGAAGATTTTGCGGGTAGTTTTCCTGCTGAGCGAATTTTTGGAAAATACTTATCGTATTTCATAGCGCACCAGTTCCAGAATGTGAAATCAGGACAGCAAATAAAATCAGGATGCCTCTTTAATTTAGGAGGACATTCTGGCTCGTCTTTGTCAATATATGATTGAAAGAAAATAGGCTCTTTTGATTCATTTATTATCCTGTCTAAAGGAGGGACATCAATAAAATAAATCTTTACAGCTTTAAAATTCGGTAGAGATAAGGAATTGTCGGCTCTTTCAATCTGTTTGATAAAACTTATTGCTTTTGAGTTTCGAGATTCAAACTTCCAAGGAGAGTGATCATAATAATGAAAGGCAATCTTTCCCGAAACTTTTTCAATCACAACACGACCAAACCTAAAACGATCCTCCTCGAAAGGAAGATCGTAAAGATGGGGGTTTCCAATAATTCTAGTTGGTTTAAGCTTATCCACTTTTACGTTTTAAGTTATCATATTGATTGTCATAAAATTGACTGATGCTTTCATCCAAATCTGGAGCTCTAGCCAAAGGATTTTTGGCCAATGTAATTTCGCGTATCAATAGCTCGGAAATATGAAGGGCTAGTAAGAAAGGCCACCTCTCACTAGAAAAGTTTTTAAATTTTGGGTTGCCGCTATTAATTAACACAGTAAAATCTGAAATGTCATCGACTCTTGACATAACATTTTTTTGATCTTCTCCAAAATCAATAATTCTATACCTGATTCTTTTAGACTTGTCTTTCTTTTTATTAGCGAAACGACGCCAAGGGTTATTGCGTGGCGGAGGAGGCGGAGGAGGCTTTTCTTGATCCTCTTCTGGACTTGGGTCAAAATCATCTTTCCTAAGCATAGCAAAGACAGCCTTTCCTTTCAAGTCTTCTTTTTCGAGATCAGGTTTATCTTCATCATCGTCATCATTTTCAGACCCATCCTCATCGTCCCATAAGTCAGAGAAATTATCTTCATTAAAATACTCAGCGAGCATTTTAGAAACCTCAGAAGCCAATGCATCAAGAATATCCATCTTCTCTTCTTCGTTTAATTTAATATACTCTATAATCCATTCAAGAATTACCTCATAGCAAACTTTTAAAAATGGAATAGTGATAGGATGATCATCTCTTAAGCCGTGATGAGATAAATCTTTCGCAGGCATTCCTGTATCATCAAGAACTTCAGAAAGGTCATTGCAGGAAATAAATCCAATGAGCTTATGAAAAATATCATGGACTTTACCTTCGTTTTCAAGAGCTTCATCACCTTTAGAATCAAGCCAAGTTAACACGCTTTTGACTAGATCAGGGTCAGAAAGATGAAGTGGGCAAATTTTAACTTTAGATACGATATCTATATTTTTAAGAGGATGGTTTTTTATTACAGACCTGTCATAAACCAGAGAAAGTCTGAATTCTGCATTTGACTCGCGCTCTTCTCCATAGTAATCGTATTTAAATTTTCGATTAATTATTGGTATGTTAGAGCCCGGAAGTTTATATGAAAAATCCAAGCTTTCGCCGTTAACAAGTAATTTAAATTGCTTGCCTTCTTTTTCTAATTGAGGCACAAGAAACCCAAAAAAAGTAGAAAGCTCAGAATCAATAGCTTTTTTATTCCATCCAGTTGACTCTATATGGCTTTTCGTGGAATGTATAATTACTTTTGTTCCTGAAGGGGTTTTGATAGAGCAATTTTCAGCATTTATCTCTTTTAAGGAGGGAGAGTACTCATTTAAGAACTCAGAATCAGATGGGCAATATTCTACAATAAAGCAACGCCCATGCTTATTTTTAGTTTCAATAGACCAATGTATATCGATTTCACTAGAAAGTTTGTCATTAGCTAGTTTTCCACCTATACCCATCTGTCCTAGTCTTATCCCTTGGCCTTCAGTTAAGTCATAAGAATTACCAAAAACAAAGTACTTCTCAAACGCATTCATGTTACTCTCTGGGTCTTTTTCGTGATTAAACCCCTGCCCGTCATCCGTAATTATAGCAGAGCAAGCACTATCACCAAAAGATTTATGCTTTAACTCAATAGAACAAAAAGTCGCAAAATTTTGAATAGAATTTTTAACAAGCTCAGTAAATGCCTGAGGGATATTAACGGTAGACTGAAGAAGCCGACTAAGATTTGCTCCTGTTTTGATTTGTATATTGTCCATGATAATTATATTACACTATACAAGAACTCTGTTCTGTTTTGTTTTACAAAATCAGCCTTGTCCCGCATGAATTCTTGTATATTCTTACGGTTTTGCTTGAAGTTCTTTTCTTTTAGCGGGTTAATTGATATAATAAAATGTTTTATCTTGTGTTTTGAAAAGTCAATCTTCTGAAGAAACTCAAGAGCATGATCGGGGTCTATTATAGAAAACAAATCAATTTCGTCATGCATGTACATAAGCGAGCACAAAGGATTCTGTAGTGACCTAATAACTCTATGCCCTAAATATTTTTCACCGACAAAAACATTAGAATCTCTTTCTGGATTCCTGAACGGGCTGATTTCGACACATTTTAAATTCTTCTGAAATTTTGTTTGTCGCAAAAACCAACGATCACTCAGCCATTTACTGGGCGAATTTACAACTTCATTGCTTGGAAGCTTTATTAAGTTAATAACCTGCTTGCTTGGGTTGTCGATACGTGAAATTAAACTTTCCATTTTTTCCTATCAATAAATGACTGTTTTTTGTGTTCAGCTTCTTTTCTTGTGTTAGGGTGCCAAACATATGTTTCGTCTTCAATTGGGCCGCGCTTAACAAGAGGCTTGCTTAAAGCTAGCAAAGACAGCTCGTTATAATTATAGTCCTGATCTGCAGTATTATCAATAGTTAATTGGTTTCCAAATTCATGTAGTTGAGAGGAAGGTCGATTGTTTAGCAAAAATTTATTGAAATTTTTCTGATCAGAACCTTTGATTTCACGTGTGTTTAAAAAACGATCCAAGTAACCAATTGTTTTATAATTGCTGCGAAAAAATATCCAACCCATGCAGCACGTGAATCCAAAAGCTTCGCGAACTTCTGGCGGAAACGCTTCACTGTGGCGGACAGTCGATACAATAATATCGTGATTATTAGATTCAATTAAATCGGGTATTGGATTCTTAAGCCAAAGAGCGTCAGTATCAGAATGAATAATATCATAACCTTCATCAAGATACTTCTTGAAAATCAATGTTCTGCGCATTGTATGTTTGCACCCAGAGATCCAATCGTCGTTGAATTCATCTAAAACTCTAGAATGACAGCCATGAGATTTTAAATACTCATCAGATTCAGGGTCTAAGCACAAAACCTCATAGTTATCTATAGATAACTCTTCTAAATGCTTGACCCAGTTCAGGGCTACTTCTCTATAAGGATAGTTGCAAAATGATATGATTTTAAGATTCATTTAAAATAATTGGAGATTTTAATTTGCTATAATGAGTGGTGTAGTATTTTTTATGAGAGCTTAAGTTTGGCAACGAAGATGGTTCTAGATCTCCTGCGTAATTTTTAGGTCTAAAAGTAAATTTATAATCGCCGTTTTGCATCATTGGATGGATTACGGATGTATACATTAACGGGCCAGTCATTAAGGTTACGGCAAACTTTCCAATAGCTTTTTTAGATGCTATATTTATATTATGAATACATTGTTTAATTACAGCTGATAAAAAATCATGATTTGGTACGCATCCAATAAATAGATTTTGATATTCGCCATGACCAGTCTTTAATCTAGGCTCCCAGTATGCGTCAGGCCAAGAAGAAACTAGATATTCATCATTATCAGAAACAATTTCTCGAATAGGCCTTTTGAATCCAGCCTTAAGATCAATATAAATTCCACCGAGTTTATAAAGTAAAAGGTATCTAAATAAGTCAGATCTTGCTGGGCCGTACTCTGGATTGATTTTATGGTAAGCCCGATTTATTTCTTCATCATAATTTGATGATATGAAATCTTTAATATCATCGTTATCATAAAGTATGTACTGATATTCTGGGTTGTCGGATTTTAATTTGTCAATTAAATTAATTAATTCATTTGGTAGATCCTTTTTAGGAAATGATTGATGTATGATTTTGGGAATCACTTTTTGATACTATTGTAAAAGTAATCATCTAAATTATCACACTTTAGTATATCACCTTCGTTTGTTTTTACCCATTTTCTATAAAAAGCCTTAAAGTTAAGCTTTAGTTCAGGCCCAGACATTTCTCTTAATTGATTATCTATATTATCAACAACACCAGTGTCTTTTATGATAGAGAGGAGTCTTTTTGCGCTTGAAAGAGAGGTTATATAGCCCTCTCCCCATTGAAAAAGCCTTACTATGTTGATATTATTATCAAGTAGACTCCACTTGTCCGACATTATGTCATTTAAGGAGTCGAAAAAGCCGGGGAGAAGCTTAGCATCATCCTCAAGAAAAAGAGCGTAAGGAATTTCATTATCTATTTGAAATTTTAAAAACTTAACCTTGGTTATCCAACAAGCAAGTGTACCGTAGGTATTGAAATCATTTTTAGGGCCAATCTTTAGTTTGTGAAATTCCAGATCTAGATTAATAAATTCATTGATGGTTTCGTTTTTATCGTAGCCATTGACCGATTTTACAATATTGACAAAAGGAAAAAGCTTGGTTGTTTTGTTGACATATTGCAGCCTATCTTCAGTTAAGAGTGAAAGAATGTATGTTTTATATTTCATAGCTAAAAAGCTCGAAGTCCTTCTTGTAATAATTATACACTTTTTCTTTTAATTTATCAGTCAATTCAAAGGGTCGTTTGAAAGTTTTTGAATTATATGTATGGGGTAATTTTAATTCTGTTACGCCTATGTTAGAGCAAGCCTTATTAAAGTCTTCATTGAGATTCTCAAACTTTCCTATAAAATCGCAAGTGAATTTGGGGTTAATTTTATCTGAAAAATAATGACCACCATTTAAATGAGGAAAAAATTCAAATTGAGGCAACGTATGATATTCATCGTATTCGCTCCATAAATTTTCATTGTCTTTGCGATAATCAAGATCAGTAGTTAGTAGTGCATATTCTTCGAATGATACCCCACATTCTTTATTGTAAAAAGGAAGGTCACCTTCTTTGGAAAATTTTAGCTCACCCCATTTCCATGCGGAAACAAAACGATCATAAGGATTACGAACAAAAGAAAATACATAATAATCCAAATGGTCATTTAGAAAATGAGAAAAACCACGTTTTCTTAAAATTTTCTGAGGTATTTCTGGGTCTACTTGCCGCAAGAACCTTTCTACCGAAGTGCCTGCCGCCTTCGGTATGTGTAAAAAAATGCATTTATTTTTATGAGAAATCATGGTAGTTTTTTAAGGATAGAGTCATCGTAAATTTCTGGATAACTTGACGTTTTTAAGTCGTTAAATGAAAATCTATCATTTATATACCAACCATTAGTTTTTAATTTATTTATGGAGTTTTCGTCTGAAATGTATCTATAATGATAGCATAAAAATACTCCGTTTTTTACATCTTTTTCCCTAAGATTAGAAAAAAAGTAGCATCTTCCATTAAGTCTAAGTCTGTTTTTAGTAAGGTCTGCACCATTATAAGAATCTTCTGAGTCTGGGCCGTGGTCTCGAATAGAAGCAAAAAAACTTGGTCTAAAAATGCATTTACATTCTATCTCCTTAAATCTACATCTAAACTTACCAACTGGATGTGGGTGTTTTTTATCATTATCATGTCTATACAAAATATTCTTTAAGACGCTTTTTGGATTATTTTTTAAATTTGCTCCAGACATAAAAACCCATGGAACTCTTATACATTCAATATGCTTATGGTTCTCATCGATATCTTTCAGCTCTTCCCGTATTGTTTTATCAAAATTTTTTTTAGTAACAATAAATTCATCAATATCAACATAAATTAACCATTCATATTCATTTTTGATTTTTTTATACAATTTATTAGGTTCATCGGTATCGCTAAAAGAAGAAACATGCTGCCCAGTAGACTTGTCTGAATACATTCTGGAAACGTATTTTATTTCGACTGACTTATAATTTTCGCTTTTTGAAAAATTATATATTGATTTGTCCTCAGAGTCATCATCAATAATATAGATTTTATCCACACCCTGAGACAAGTAATAATCGCAAAATTCTTGAACGTAAAATTCATCTCTGCATCGACTTAATACTCCCAAATATTTCATGACAAAAATCAATCAAAAAATTTAACAGAACTATATTTATGAAGCGAATATTCATATATAGCCTTAGACTTATAGTAATAATTGGCATAAAGATGAACAGGCTTATTGATTAAGGCGCAAGCTATTGCCACGTGAAGTCTGTCAGTCTTTACGAGGGCATAGTCAGAAACGAATTGAAAGATTTTATCATAAGTTGCGTCAAGAACTTTTAAATCTGATTTCTTCCACCAATCTGGATTGTTGCATTCATTCGATAGGTCTATGTTGTCATCTGGTAAGATATTGCGCCCGCTGGATTCGCGGTCAGTCCTGAATGCATGCAGAACATCGAAGCGAGGAGTTTTATCAGAATATAAAGATAGGTCGTTCAAATAAAAAGCCATGTCCTGTGATAGGAAAACATTAGACTTGAAATTAAATTTATCAGAGACATATTTATAAGATATATTTTCTCTGCATATGAATTTGATATTTTCAGGTAAACTTGATAATAAAGAGTCTTCGTTAGTTATTGTATGAGGAAGAATAACAATTTCATTTCTTCTAATATTATTATTGATAAAATTGTGACAGCTCATGCCGGACTTTTTTCCGTTCATTGATTTGCCAACCAAATTACCACCCCCAGCATAAAACAATATTTTGTTCGAAAACTTATCTAGATGCGAACCTATCTTATATGATAATCCTAAATCATTAAAAACTTGGAAAGTGCCCTTTACTATTAAAGCGTCGCCCCCGTTTCCCGGATTCATTATGTATATAATTTCTTTACATGAATATGAATCTAGAAAATGCTTTATATTTATTTCATTCATATTTTATATTCATATTCGCGACACAAATTTTCAAAATCTTTTGGCTTAATAAGGTTCCCTGAAAAATTAAGGCTCCCGTTATTTTTACAGAAAAATTGAAAACAGCATTCCTGTCTATTTAAGGAAAAATCAGATTCAAGCCATTCATCTGCAATCTTATCGAGATCGAAATGAAAACTATTGATTATTAATTTCATATGGTCAAGCGTTGAGCAAAAAAAATTATCACAACCGACTTCTTTATAAAGAGTATGAGTCGAGGAAAGGTCGTTGTACGACTTTAAGGAGATAATCCTTTTGATTAAATCTAAATGCTCAAGAGGCATCAACCATTCTCTATTTCTTGGCATCCTACAAAATTTATTCAAATCATTGTTAAATATATCAAATCTAGTATTAATGGCGAAATCATAATCGCCTGAAACTTGTGAAATATTTCGACGCATACCAGCCCACATGCGTTTCCAAGAAATAGTAGGACATTTAGTTTTCCCAATATTGCCCTTTAAGTTGCCATGTAAATAAAGCTGAGAGTCATCCGAGTCATCTAAAACTGACAAATCTTTAATTTTAGATTTAACTGGCTCACTAAAATATGATAAGACTTGTTGATCGTCAACTAAAAATCTTTTAATTTTTAAATCTCTCCAAGATTGAGAAGCTTCTTTTTTATCCCATGTTTGAATGTATAAATCAAAATCAATTATATCTTGACATGACAATAAAAAATCATTAAGCTTCCGATTTTCTAAAGAGTCTCGAATGTGACCTCGAATTAAAAATGCTACTTTGGGTTTCATTATTTTAATTTAGTCATTACTTGCTTTATTGCCATCCACATATCTAGATATTTATATGTTGCAAGCCTACCAAGAAATATCACATTCTTTTCTGCACTTGCGGCTTTTTTGTATTTATCATATATTTCTGTTCCCCCATTAAATGGCTTTGGGTAAATGGGTTCATTTTTGCCTTTTTCATATTCCTCTGGATAATCTTTGGTTAGTATAGTATATTCTGGTTTTTCATTTAAGTATACAGCACTATCCATAGTTCTATTGAAGGGTTTTTTATTGCACTCATTTATGACCGCGCCTAGTTCGTATGAAAACTTTGTTCCATCTCTTTTGGTTTTTGTATGCTCAAATCTAAGCGATCTATAGGGCAAGTGGCCAAATGAGTCATTGAAATATTGAGATACCGTTCCTGTCCAAACCATCATATCTCCCTTCAGATTTTTATAGCATTCTTTATCAACTCCAAGATTAACCTTTATGCCATCAAGCATTGACTTAAACATTTCAGTATACCCATTTTCAGGTATTCCTTGATATTTGTCTGTAAAATAGCGATCATCATAGTCATCTCTCTTGTTAGGCACCCTACGACTTATGCTTTTAGGCAAATCTGACCAAGGTATTCCCCAGTGCCTTTCTGAATAATCTACAAATAATAACTCTTTAATTTCTTCTGGAGTCAAGTCCCTACCTAATTGCTTTTCTGTTTTTTTGCTAAAAGGTATTGAGAGCAAACCTTCTTTAGTATTCGCTCTTACCTTATGTTTATAGTCATTGAATTTAGTATACCTATTTAGAAATTCCCAAGCATCTTCATCATTTGTGTGGAATATATGAGATCCATACTTGTGAAGAGTAACACCATCTTGTTTCTCGTCATAACAATTCCCTGCTATATGATTTCTGGTTTCAAATATTTCTATATCATGACCCTGTTCTTTCAGTAAAATTGCTGCGGTCACGCCTGAAAGTCCACACCCTATGATATTAATCTTCATTATTTAATAAATTTTTCCAGATTTGATTAATGTTTGATATCGAGAAAGTTGAGCGAGCAAAAGATAATGCGTTTGATATGATCTTTTTACACTCTTCTTCGTTAGATTTAGCCCGTTTAATTTTTTCAATAATGTCAGAAAAGTCATATGCTACTGGAATATAATGAACCCATGGTTCAAGGCTTTTTTCAAAAAAGCATTTATGATAATGACATTGTAAGAATAGCAATCTGCCACTTAATAACAAATACTTTAATCTACCACTAAAACCAAACGCTTGGGTGTCTATTACGTACTTATAGTTTTCAAAGGTATCAACAAGACTCATTCTGTGTTGTTGATTTTGACCTCCAACATGATGCGCATCAATATAAAATGGATATTTTTTAGTTAATTCACAAAGATTTTTCCTGCTTTCTATCCTTGCTGCACCTCTCCAGCAAATTTTAGCCATTGCATCGTCTCGAAGTTTTAAATTCAAAAGATCATCATACATTTTAGCGTGATTAAAATTTAACCAATTAGAAAAATTAAAGTCGGGGCAGCAAACTAAATCTTTATGATACTGCTCCATTTTAAAAGTATTCGGATAACATTCAGCCTCTTTATCAATATAACATTGCGATAGAACGCGCTCTGGACTGCATTCAACCATGTCGTGTCCGGGGTTATTATCCGTTGTATATAATCTTACATAATCAAAATCATCAAAAACAACATCTTTATCCGCCCGTTTGATTTGAGAAATAAAGATCAGTGGTCTATAATCTGCGCCATATGTATGGAATTCTAATTTACCATTTTGTTTTCTGAAAACCAATCTAGTATTTCTAAACTTCTGTCCCCAAGGAGTGTCGGGGCATTCTGATTTGTTGTCAAAACGTTCTGGATTACCTATTATTTTCATTTTATAGACAAGAACCTATTTAGAGATTTTTTCATAGCTTTTATTTTATAAGAATTATCTTTATCTACCCTGAATCCACTTTTATCTTTTACACCTACATTAATTGCATGATAGGCAACGGATTCAGCGTAAATCAAATCAGGCCTTCTGCTTACAACAGAATGGGGAAAAGTCATGTAGCTGCGAAAAGCAGAATCTAAAATATCTTGCA